GTAATTTACATGAACCTCTTGCTTTAGCTACCTTTGAAGAAGAGATGAATGACATATGTGAAAGCGGTAATAAATTAGTAGTACATAGTGATAGACCGTTAGGGGCATCTCCTGACGGTTATATTACAGTAAATGGTGAAAGATCAGTAGTTGAGATCAAATGTCCGTTTACACAAAAGATTTATCCTGAGATACCTGAGCGATATTTTTTTCAGATGCAGGTTCAAATGTTTTGCACTGGTTTAAAAAGTGCATGGTTTTATGTTTGGACCCCATTTGAAACACATAAAGAAAAGGTACTCTACGATGAAGAGTTTATGGATTGGTACTTACCGAAGGCGGAAGAGTTTGTACAGTTTGTAAATGATGATGTTGAACCTCCTCGATATAAGAGGAAGCCTAAATATGAAAGGAAATAATATGGCTAGACTTGGTATAAATGTTCGTATCGATGTAAATAAAATCGATAAAGAAAAGCTTTATAAAGGCGAAAAAGGCACGTATCTTGATTTAACTACTTGGGTAGATACTGAAAATAAAGACCAATATGATAATAACGGTTTTATTAGCCAGTCGACTACTAAAGAAGAGCGTGAGGCCGGAGTACAAACACCTATTTTAGGTAATGTGAATATCTTTTATAAAGATTATTCAGGTGAAGCACCTGCTCCTGCTGCACCTAAGCAAGAGGCTTTAGAAGAAGATGTGCCCTTCTAGAGTTGTTAGATATATACCGGTTGAAAATATGAAATATCTTCCAGAAGGTAAATCAATGTTTTTAACTAAGTCTACTAAAAGAAAAGGGTTGGTGAAGGTAGAGCTCGACTTTTATTGGATAAGAAATAATACTGGTATGTATGAAAGGTTAATGGGGAGGCGATGAACCTCCCTATTAATTATTTGTTGCAAACGTACATTGTAACTTCGAAACCGAAGCGCATTTCAGTTGCTGATGGTTTTGTCCACATAACTGATCTCCTTTCCTTTAGATTTAAGTGTAATTATAATGTATGTAATAAATTAGATAATGACGGAGGATTTATATAATGCTAGGTAAAATCATTAGATATGTATTATTATTTGTTGTACTTGTTTTATCATTTGCTATATATTTAAATTACGAGTGTATGATAGAGCCAGAGAGAGAAGAGTTTATGTGTTACAAAGGTAAATTAATTAGGTCGATGGAGTTGGATAATATTTACGTTGAGGTCAAAGATACTAAGTGTGAAGTCTTTGAAGATTTAATAATTGTTAATAAAGAGGTAACAAAATGAGCGAAGAAACTACAAAGTATCCAAGCTATTATAAAATAAGAGATGGGTATGAATTACAAGATTTACTTGATGATTGTATTGGTCATATTTGCGGAACAGAAGCCGTTAACCACGGTAGTATACTTAAATACGCTATACGCTACGGTAAAAAGGACCCAAGTATCGATGGTAAAATAGAGACATATCGAAAGATAATTACTTTTGCAACTGAAAATATTAAAAAGTTGGAGAAGGAAAAGAAAAAAGAAATGTCTTCACCCATTATGCCAGACGAGTATATAGATGACCCGCTGCATGATGAAGACTAAGATTAAAACTTATGGCCAGGTATGCCACTGCTGCAAGCAACCTGCAAAGCTATATGACTATAAAACAAAACAATGGTATTGTGGCATTACCATAGAAGCACTTGGATATTGTAAGAATGATAACAAAAAAAATAGCAATTGATGGCACATGGTTAAACTTGTATTTTTATTCGGAGGAGACAGGAATAAGAATAGAAGTTGAGCAGCAAGTATCAGGTAAACGTCATAAAGTTTTTCCTGATAATAAATTAACTTTTGAGGAGAAGTAAATGAAAGCTAAGCACGTATGTATATTAACAGTAACAATGTTTGCATTATTGCAATTTAACTTGTTACAAGCTAAAACTAAAGTAGTAGTTCCACCAGGAGGTACAGATATTATTGTTTGTACTACAGACGAAAACGGAGTTACTGTATGTCTATGAGGAACCCAAATGCCCCTCATATCGACTTCGGTTTTTTGAGGGGTGCTATTCCTATAAATGACAAGATATTACCAAGTAATATTGATATGGCTTATGGCATTAGTGGACATTTTCTTTTTGGTGAGTGGAAGCAACCAGGAGAGAATATTATGGAAGGTCAGAAGATATTATTAAGGTTTTTATCAGAACACCCTAAAACAAGCTTGTTGTTAATTACAGGCTTTTCTACTAAATTAGATACTCAGGTATTTGATATTTATCAAATTAAAGACCGTAAACAAAAACAAGTAGGTTACGGTATAGATCATTTAAAAGAAATTATTGCAGAATGGTCAACTAGCTTTGTTATCCCAAATAAACTTTAACCAATATTTAAGCTGTTCTCCCCTTTTTTCATGTTTTATCTTATCTAAGAAATTTTGACGTATTCTAAGCGGTTTCTTTGACAAGTTTAATGCTTCGCAATACCTTTGGTAGGGTTCTGAGTAATTATCTGTCTGGGAGCCATCTGGCAGCGTTATATCGCGTTTAGTCATCTAACTCCGGAATATCTGCATATATAGAGTCAACTACGATCTCGATAGAGCTACCACATGAGAGATAAATTGTAAGCGTGTCCTCTCCGTATACTACCTGTACTTCTTCGATAGTTTTACCTTCCATTATGTTTGCTATAGTATTAATATCCATAACTCTTCCTAGATGCTGATGACCGATTCTGACTTTCTTAGTTCTTTTATTGGTTTTTTTAACCTTCCCCATTTGCCGCAGTTTTTGCATTTAACCCTCTGATATGTATTGGTATTAGTACGTTGATAACCTTGCTTGGTTATTTTATAACTACCACAATTAGGACATACACAGTCTTCTGAGTACATATTATGGTTAGGATGGTTATTTATCCATGCAAGCATACGTTCATATACCTTTTCAAGTAAAGCAACGTCTTGGATGTTATATTCTTTCATCATATCCCATGCTTCTTTGTCTTTATTCATGCATCTTATCCAAAGCTCATGGCCAATATGTTTTACCTTTTCACCTAGACCTAATGCTTGCGCAACATAATCTAGTTTATTCGAAGGAAATTTAAACTTATGTCTTGATGTCTTTAATAAATCTATTTCTTTATATGGTGATGGCGGAGTTAAACCTAGTAGTAAAAACTCTTTATTTAACGTAGGTATATCAAATTTAGATCCATTGTAATGTATGCAGCTATCGCACTCATCTAATAAAGCATGTATCTTCTTTATCATTTTACGATGACTAGTTTCCATCATCGAGCTAAAATGTATTTCTTCTTCGCCCAACCATTTTGCAGCCCAGCACATTACATAACTCGACTCCATAAGTTGATTTAAACTGACGTTTTGGTTATACAAACCCCAAACATGGGCTGTATTAGGAGAGGTTTCTATGTCAAGTAGTAATATCTTCAAAGGGTCGTGTCCCTTTCTTATCAATGATTAATGCTTGGTTACGTGGATTTTCTTGCTTAAATGATAGATGAACCCATCGATCATACTCAAGAATAACTTGATCGTAATTTATGTTTGCCATAATGATAGCGTCGCAGACGCTACGGGGATTGCCAAAACTAGGGCAGATAAAGTCAACCGCCAAACCTTTTGTGTGGCTAGAAGTTCGCTTGCTTCCCAAATGATCGTTAAGAGCATAACAGCGGAAGCCGCTACTAATAAGCATAGGATGCCCAAGTATATTTCGTACATGTTCTAATTCACCTGCTAAAAAAGTTAAATTGTCGATAACTTCAACAGTTGGTGTATTATCGATACCCAGACGTGTTGCAGTATCACTATGTGTTAATTCTTCTAAACTAAAATGTGGACTTAATTTCATTTTTTCTTTGCTGATTCAAATAAACCACCACCAAAATAAAAGCCAACAATTGCTAACATGATCTCACCTAACCACATCTCATTAGCAAATTTCTTTGCTTCATTGACTTTATCTATATCTATAATACCATACAATGCGCCTAAAACGCCATTTAACATAATAAAAACAAAGACTAAGGAAAACATCAATGCTAAGTATCTTTGAGCTAATTTAAATGGAGCATATGCTGCTAATAAGTCTGTTTTAGCTTTATTCTTTGCATGTATCTCTTCTTCAGTGGATGTATGCATACTATCAATAAGGTCTAAACCTTTGCTAATTACATCACCGCTACCTAATAATTTTGCTACTATTCCTAACATATTATCTCCCTAATGGATTTGTTGTTGCTCGTTTAATAATTTCTAGCTTATCTTCAACGCCTTGTATCATTGTGTTTACTTCTGATTTAAGATTTGCTGAAGTAGCTTCGAGTTCTCTTTGTGTTGATTTGGAAATTGCCGATGCCTCTTTAGATAGCACATAAGCATCAGCAGCCTTTTCTTGGAGCCTAATGTTTGCATCTAACGCCTCTATTTGTCTTTCTTTAACACTTTCTAATGTTAATTTAAGAGCGGCAATATCTTTTTCTATACCTTTAAACTTACTTGTAGCAGCTATTGTATTATTCATTTTTTCAATAAATATCACTGCCCCGTAACCTCCTCCAAGTACTATCGGTGCTGCGATCAAGATCAGTTTGACTATTACCTCCTTCGAGAAATTCAAGGTAAATGTCTTCGGTAAGTCTATGTTCAATTGGCCACTCCTGTGATATATTAAAGGGATCTACCAATTGTGGTTGGTAAAACTCCATTGGTTGCTTATATAAATCCATTGACAATGAAAGGCCAAAGCCATGAACAATATCTTGTTTATCATCAATGACATTATCTACATTATTTTCAGAATCTTTTTTGTTCCGATCCTGTTTGTTTTCTTTTACATCTTTGGTGCTATCAGTCTTTTCGCTAGCGCTTGTCTCAACGGTATTACTAGACTCGCTGAGTTCTTCTTTGACGATTGATTCTATGGTAGGTTCTGCAGGATTAGTCGATGGTACATCTATTACCGGTACAGTTACAGTATCTATTTGAACTGGATTCACAGGGTTTGTAGGTGCTATTGGCGATATTGGATCGCTTACGCTTTGTGTGCAAGTAGACTCGCTTTGCTGCCACTCTAGCCATACTGGCTCTCCGTAAGGATCTGGGCATTGACTTAAACGCGTTTCAGTAATTTGCCCATCAAAACCTTGCCCACATGCCAAATTTCTTGTATCAACTGACGCAACACAAGAATGACGGTTAGGGGTACAGTTATTGCTAGACTCAACCCAATTTGTCCAACTTGCTTGTTTACAAACATAAGATCTAGTCTCTTGTATTCCTCCGCTATAATTCGTGGCACAAGGTAATGTTCTATATTCGACAGTATCAATACATATAGGTTCTTGGAACTGCGTACAATAAGGGTCATCAGGCCTAAACCATTCACAGTAATGATTCTCAATAGCCACGCTAACTGAAATACCATCGCATACCATACTGTCTTCAAGATACCAACCATCTTCTGTTTGATTAAAGCTACAACTCCATGTATATCCATAACTACTCCAAATTAATAGGGTAAGTAACCACAGGCGGTTCATATTTATCACCATATAACTTTTTAAATACTTCTGGCTTTAACTCATACCAAGCATGTATTGCTGCATCGCCTACAGAACCACCTATAGGGCAACTACTTCCTGCTTGCAGCATCGCTTCAAATACACGCTCATCTTGGCATAAAACGCTAACTGCAGCTACTTTTAGTCCAAGATCATTTAAGACCTTAGATAATTTTATGCGTTCACAATTACTATCGGTAACAGTAGCTCCACCACTTATAGAGATAACACCTGTATTAGCTCCACCACTAACACCACTTTTACACATGTCTGATGAAAAAGCA